ACACTGCCGTCTGGTAAAGGCAAAGAACCATCAAATTTTCTTAAATTTACAAAAGCGTTATTTGCAGCGTTTCTAAGTTGCAACATTGAATCTGTAGTATTTGCAAAACTTTGAAGTGCATAAGTTGTTGAAGGTGCGGAAGATCCAGAATTATTACTTGCTATCGCCTGTAAAACGCTATTGATGTCTGCACGAACATTCGCGCCTGTGGAATTATCGATTATGAAATCATGTTGTGGAGACATCTTAGTTATACCAATGGATTTAAGAATTATTTAATTATATTTTTAAAAGTAAATTACAAGCATTAAGTAATAACAAATAAAAATAAATCAATATTTAAACTCATTTTACTTGTATTCTTTAAAAAATCCAAGTTAAAAAGCATTTTTTAACTACCACGCCCAAAGCCTGTTGCAGCATATTTAAAGTTTCTGTTTACATGACTAGATCCATTTTTAATATCTATATCAAAACCTGTGCCAGTAATATTTGACAACGTAAAGAAATCACCTGATTGAGCATTTTCTATTGTTATTCCTATTGAAGGTAAAACAGAGTTAGCAGCTACACTTGTTCCTGATTGACCTGTGAAAAAACTATCTGTAAAAGTAACTGATTTTGTAGAAGTACCACTTGCGATAAATCCACCGCTTGAAGCGGCTGCATTACCTAGACTTGTTTCTGTTCTACTTTCTAGCTCTGCAAAATACCCTAGTTGGTCAATTTCAATTGATTGTGCGGGGTCAGTCGATAATAAATCACATTTAAATTTAAATCCTCTTCCAATATATGTGCCGTTTACAAACTTTTGATAGGGTTCAAATTCTGCTGAATAGGTGCAGTTTCCGCTTGTATTTAAAGAAGTTGCAGACGTTAAAGTATAAGTGTTTGCATTAGGTACAGATTGAATAATATAGTCACCATCAACACCAGTTCCAGATGTGAAATCTAAAGTTACAAGACTCCCGACACTATAACCATGTGATGTTTTTGTTATTGTAATTGTTGTTCCCGCGCCCCCAGAACCGTCATTAATTGTATATGTGGCCGATACTGACAAATCAGGGTCAGAATCAGTTGTGACGGCAACAGATAGAGTAGCGTTCACATTAAAGGCGGTCGCCCCGTCAAAATCTGTCCAAGTATCGACATTTGCAGTTCTTTTATCAATTAAATCATTAGGCAAGAAACCTTGTGTTACAAAATGTCTGCGAAGTTTTAAAGGTTGTTTTCCTCCAAGATCAAGAGTTGATTGAAAGAAGTATTGACCCCCAGTTAAAAAATCAACATCACCTAAAAAGTCAAAATCAGCTATAGCATCAAAATCTGTAACATCATCTATTAAATCTGTAGAACCTAAAACAAGGCCATTAACTTCATCAGAGAAAAAACAATCGTCTTTAACACCTTGAAAAGGTGGGCTGTCTAAATCTTCCCTATCCTCTAAAATTGTTAGCTTTGGAAAAACATCAGGCTTAGTATTTATATTTTTTATTGATGCGGCATTTGCACTAAGTCGTCCTCCATCGTCTCTGAAAGCAAGTAGATAAGTTCCATTTACAATATTAGGTACAATTGATTCACTAATATTTCCAGAAAGTTCTGGAATAACATCAACTGCATTAGTGAAAGTTGCACCTGTGGTAAGGTTTGAACTTCTTATAACCACGTTTCCACCATGTATAACGTCAACATCTGTTGATTTATCAAAACGTAGTCGTACAAACTGATCTGATAAAGGTTCTATTTGTACATTCTGCACATCATCAGGTAAAGCCGTTTTTCCTATTGTTGTAAATGTTGTAGTTGCTGGATTTGTACTTGGCTTACCTAAAGCGTTATAGCTAAATACTCTAACTTCATAAGTGCCATTTAAAGTTTCAAAGATTGTGAAATCTGATCTGCTTATACGCTCAGAAATAAAGTTTTCATTTTGGAATCTATATTGAACCATATATTCAGTTACACCGTTTACAGGTTGCCATTGAATAAATAATTTACTTACAGCCCTATTATTTAATACCACTATTTGCTCTGTTCCCTGCAAACTGCTTGGTGCATCTTTAAGAGCAGTTAAAGTTGTGATTGTTCTTGTTGGTAATGCTGAACCATCTTCTACAAATGCATATTTATTTGGATCATGTACAACAGCAACGATTTGATAATTTAATAATTCTTGCTCAGTAACAGATACAACTCTAAAAGTCTGAAGCTCAACAGATGTATTTTCTATAACCCAAACGCTGTTAGTTTGTGGCACTGAACTAAATGCAGAATCTACAGTTATAGTTGCTCCTGAAATTGTGCTTATAGTTTTAGTTTCTAATGTGCCGTCAGATAAAATTACAGACAAAGTAGCTGAATCTGAAGATGCTAAATCTGTATTATTTTGATCGTCAACAATAATTTGTGTTGTAGAAACTCCTGTCTTAATACGTCCTCCTCTTCTAACCCCTGCCCTCATAGGATCAGCAATGTTAATAACAGTTCCCACTCTTACTATCGTTCCGCTTTCTAATGATGCTGTAAATGTAACTGTCTCAGCTTCGTTGTTTTGTGTGTATAAAAACCAGCGTCCAAGCCTTGCCGCTTGGCCTCTTGATGTACAGGCAAAACCACTCAGGTTTTTTGTAACTATGCCATACTTTGCCTGTAATGCAGTATCTTCAACAGTCTCATAGTCAACCTCTTGAGTCTCATTATCAAAGTAAGAAACATTAACAACAGTGTATTTTGTATCTTTACTAGCACTTGAATAAGAAAAACCAGCTTCAGAAACATTACTTAAATTATAGATATAGCTTGCATCTGTAGGTTTATCACAACTAATATTCACTGCCCCTGCTGAATAAAAAGGCATTGCCCTCATAACAGCAGCAAGGTTATTAATGGTATCGTATGCGGCACGTTGACTGTTTAAAACTACATTACAAGAAAATCTGGCCTCCGTATTTCCAGTGCCAGTTCCATCATCTACTTGCTCGCTTGCATATTGACTAGCAGAGAAAAAACTAAAAACATCTAATGATGATTCTGCAATATGATCTCCGAAACCTTTTGACGTTGTGAGCAAGTCATATAAAATCCAAGCTGGATCATTTGAATATTCTTTATCAGTTTTAAAAGTGCCGTTAAATGTTCCGGTATAACTGATAGATCCATCAGCCCTGACAGTTCCGTTATGAGGTATTTTTATTTTTGTTCCTCTTATTCTGTACATACGTCTTGGCTGATTTGGAAACGTTTCAGCATCAAAACGTAAAGCTACATGAGCAAAATTTGCATAGGCTCTTGATTCATTAATTATTTCTGTAAAAGATGACCATTGAAAACTATTTTGCAGCGTTGTTTCTGTACTGTCTGCTGTGGTTCTATTTACTCTGATTGTGACAGGAAAACTAGTACCAGATGGCAAGTTGATTTTATAATCCCTAAAATATGTGCTAGCAGTTCTTCCTCTTACAGTGTCAGTTATAACAGTTGTTGTAGTACCATCATTTTCTATAGTTTGAATTGTAAGGGCAACTTCAGCACCATTTATATCACCATTGTCTTCAAATTTTTGCAATTGCGGAAAACCTATTGTTACTCTTACAGCATCAATATTTGTATCTGTTATCTGCCTAGAAACTGGTGTTGATTGTGTTACTGTTACACCTACGCTAGTTTCTGATTCTGTTTCTGTAATACCAGCAATTGCTGTTTGATCTGAAGTGCCAAATCTAGGCTCAAAAGAAATATTTTGAAAGTTAAAATCCTCATCATTTGGACTTGTGCCAGCCGCTTG